CGGCCCGCGCCGGCCGGCTCACGCCGATTCGGCTTTCGCGTTCGAATCCGGTTCGGCGGCGATCTGCGGCTGGGTCAGCGACGCGGCCAGCGCGACCAGCTTGACCGGGTCCACCGGCTTGCCCAGGTGTGCATTGAAGCCGGCCTCCAGCGCTAGCGAGCGATCCTCGCCGCGCACGTACGCGGTCAGCGCGATCGCCGGGATGCGGCTGACCGCGCCGGCGCCGCGCGAGCGCACGCTGCGGATCAGGCTGTGCCCGTCGCGGCGCGGCATGCCCACGTCGCTGACCAGCAGGGCGTAGGGACGCTCGCGCAGCAGCGATTCGGCATCGTCGGCGGAGACCGCCGCCTCGGCCACGGCGCCGGCTTCCTGCAGAAAGCGTTGGGTGACCCCGCGCGAGTCCATGTCGTCGTCGACGACCAGCACGCGCACCCCGTTCAGGCGGATCCCGCCGCGTTGCAACGCGGCGGCGGCGATCGCCGTGCCATCGTTGCGCCGCGCCGGATCGATACCGTGCAGATCGTTGCGCGGCAGCAGCAGGGTGAAGGTCGCCCCCAGGCCGATGCCGTCGCTGCTGACCGACAGCTGGCCGCCGTGCATTTCCGCCAGTTGCTTGGCGATCGCCAGGCCCAGGCCGAGTCCGCCGGCGCTGCGCGTGCTGCTGGCGTCGGCCTGGCGGAAGCGGTCGAACACGTGCGGCAGGAACAACGGATCGATGCCGACGCCGCTGTCGCTGACGCTGATTCGCAGATGGGTCGTGCTGCTGTCCAGGGTCAGGGTGATCTTGCCCGCGCTGGGGGTGAACTTGATCGCGTTGCCGATCAGGTTGGTCAGCACCTGCTGCAGCCGCACCGCATCGCCGACATAGGGCAGAACCGGGCTGTCGGCGCAAGGCGTCAGCACGATGTCGATGCCTTTGCCCTCGGCGCCGGGCCGCGCCGCGTCGATCGCCTCGCCGACCAGCGCGCACAGATCCAGTTCGGCCGGGTCCAGGCGCACCTTGCCGGACAGGATCGCGCTCATGTCCAGCAGGTCGTCGATGATCTGCGCCTGCGCATGGGCGCTGCGCTCGATCACCTCCAGACCCCTGACCAAGTCCTTCTCGCGCACCGCATCGCCCTGCATCAGCCGCGACCAGCCCAGGATCGCGTTCAGCGGCGTGCGCAGTTCGTGGCTCAGCGTGGCCAGGAATTCGTCCTTCATGCGGCTGGCGCGCTCGGCCTCGCCGCGCGCGCTCTGCTCGGCGGCGAGCAGCTGCTGCAGGCGTTGGTCGGTCTCGCGGCGTTCGATCACGATGCCGGCCAGGTGCGATGCTGAGCGCGCCAGGTCCTGCTCATACATGGTCGGGTAGTGCACGAACGGGTAGTACAGCGCGACCACGCCCAGCACCTGGCCGTCGCTGGCCAGGATCGGCGTGGAGCAGCAGGCCACGATGTCCGCTGCAGTGGCCGCGACCAGGTACTCCTGCCAGTACGGATCCACGCGCACGTCGCTGCACAGCACCTGCCGGCGCAGGAACGCGGCACGGCCACAGCAGCCGCTGCGTTCGCCGATCGGCAGGCGTTGCATGCTCTTGCGGAACCCGGCGGGCATGCTCGGCGCGGCGCCCTCCAGCAGGCACTGGCGGTGTTCGTCGACCAGCATGATGGTGCAGCGCAGGCCCACGTCGCTCTGCGCCTCGATGCCGCGCGCGATCGATTCGAGCACCGCGCTCAACGGCTTGCCGGTGGTGATCATTTCCAGCGCCGCGCGTTCGGCGGCGGTGGCGTTCTCGATGCGCTTGCGCTCGGCGATATCCAGCACCGAGCCGATGAAGCCGAGGAACTGGCCGGAGGAACTGAAGCGCGGCGAGGCGGTGTCCACGCACCAGCGGTGCTCGCCGTCGTGGCGGCGCAACCGGTATTCGATGGTGAACGCGCGCCGATCGGCGGCGGCACGGGCCACTGTACGCCCGACCGCGGCGGCGTCGTCGGGATGGATCTTCTCCATCCAGCCCGAGCCCAATGCCTCTTGTTCGGTCTGCCCGGTGAACAGGTACCACTGGCGGCTGACGTATTCGCAATCGCCGTCGGCATTGGCCATCCAGATCAGCACCGGCGCGTTGTCGCACAGGTTGCGGAAGCGCAGCTCGCTTTCCTGCAGCCGCTGCTCGACCACGCGGCGATCGTGGATGTCGGTATTGGTGCCGATCCAGCGCACGATCCTGCCATCGCCATCGCGGATCGGAAGCGCGCGGCCCAGATGCCAGCGATAGCTGCCGTCGTGGCGCCGCAACGGATACTCGATCTCGTAGCCCTGGCCACTGCGCACGGCTTGCGGCCAGGCCTGCATGGCCCGCGCCAAGCCATCGTCGGTGTGCACTTTGCGCCAGCTGTCGTAGCCGCATTCGCCGGCCGGCAGGCCGGTGTACTCGTACCAGCGCCGGTTGAAGTAATCGATCTCGCCGTCGGCGGTGGCGGTGAACACGATCTGCGGCATCGCGTCGGCCAGCTCGCGCAGGCGCGCCTCGCTGCGCGCCAGGTCCGCTTGCGCGCTGGCACGCTCCATCGACTCCCAGCAGCGCGCTGCCACCAGCCGTACCAGTTCGATCTCCGCCGAGGTCCACACCCGCGGCTGCAACTGGTGCACGCCGATCGCGGCGACCAGGCGGCCGGCCTTGTGCAGCGGCGCGCTCAGCAACGCGCGGGTGCCCATGCGCCGGTAGCCGGGGTCGTCGAAGCGCATCGGCGGCACGTGCGCCTCGGTGTCCTGCACCACCCACGGCCGGTTCTCGCGCATGCACTCCAGCAGGTCGCTGCCGAAATCGCTGAAGCGGAAGCGGCCGGTCACGTGCGCGGTGCGGTCGACGTAGTCGGCGCGGATCTCGAACGCGTCCTCGTCGGCATCGACGATCGCATACGCGCAGCGGCTGGCATGCAGGTGCCGGCCGAGCAGGACGGCGCCGGTCTCGCAGATGGCCTCGGCGCTGTCCAGGTTCTGCAGCGCGTCCTCGAGCATCAGCAGGAAGCTGTCGTGGGCCTGCGCGCGGGTCTGCTCGGTGCGGTCGATGCCGTGCACCAGTACGCCGGTGACTTTGCCTTCGGCGTCGCGCATCGGCTGGTACACGCATTCCAGCGTGGTCTCGGAAACCGCTTCGTGCGGCGTGCGGCGCAGGTTGAAGGTCATCGACTCGCCAGTGAATGGCAGGCCGCTGGCGCGCACGTTGTCGAGCAGGCTGATGAAACCCTGCTGCTGGATCTCCGGGATCGCCTCGGCCAATGGCTTGCCGACCACTTCGCGCGGCCCGACCAGTTGCTGGTAGTGCTGGTTGACGCTTTCGACCACGTAGTCCGGGCCGCGCAGGATCGCCAGCGCCGCCGGCGACTGCTCGAACGCGTCGGCCATCTGCATGCGTTGCGCGTCCAGCGCCCGCAGCAATACGTCGCGCTCGCGTTCCAGCTTGATCTGCGCGGTGTCCTCGGTGCACACGCACAGCACGCCGCCGATGCCGCCGCGGTCGTCGAAGATCGGGCTGTAGGAAAAAGTGAAATACACCTCTTCGCTGTAGCCGTTGCGCAACATCACGAACGGCACATGCTCGTTCCAGGTCGACTCGCCGGTCGCCAGCACGTGCTCGGCCTGGCTGGCGACCGCCGGCCACACATCGGGCCACACCTCGGCCACCTCGCGTCCGAACGCGAACGGGTGGCGCATCCCCAGGATCGGGATGTAGGCGTCGTTGTAGAAATTGATCATCCGCGGGCCCCAGCGGATCACCATCGGGAAGCGCGAACTCAGGCAGAGCGACAGCGCCGAGCGCAGGCTCTGCGGCCAGTCCTGGATCGGCCCCAGCGCGTGGCCTGACCAATCGGTGGCGCGCAACAACTCCCCCGTGGCGCTGTTGGCGGGCAGCCAGACAGGAGGGGGCGAGCAGGCGTTAGCGTTGATGGCGATGTCCCTCGAATCAATCCCTGCGGGGCAGGCTCCCGATCCAGGATTGTCAAGGTCGCGCGGTCATCTTGGCGTGAGCATCGACCAGTGCCTTGATCAGCTGTTCCGACAGGTAGGGCTTGGTCAACACCACGCCGGCAGCGAAGCCGGTGGGGAGCGACTCGGCGGCGACGCCGGTGGCCAGCACATAGGGGATGTCATGCTCGGTGAGGGCGTGCGCAACCGGCTCGCTGGTCTCCCCAGCGGCCAGGCGGAAGTCGAGTACCGCCCGGTCCGGCCGTTCCTGCTCGATCAACGCAAGCGCCTGGCGCACCGACTCGGCAGGGCCGATCACCTCGGCCCCGGCTTGGGCCAGCTGCAGTTCCAGCAGTGTGGCGTTCATTTCGTCGTTCTCGACCACCAGGATACGCAGGCCCCGCAATGCCGACATCGCTTGCTCGTTAAGGTTTGAGTAATGGAAATTATAGCGGTAGCCACGCTGGCCCTGGTTGGATCGCGATCCCAACGAAGATGAAGGGTTTACCCCTGTCGCAGGCGGTTGCTGTCGGCTATACTTCGCGGCCGCGCCGAAGTGGCGGAATCGGTAGACGCAGCGGACTCAAAATCCGCCGCCCTTAAAAGCGTGTGGGTTCGAGTCCCACCTTCGGCACCAAAGATCCTTGCGGCACAAGCTTTAGCGGCTCACTTGGCGTAATCCAGGCGGGCCGTTATCGTTTCCGGCCTTTGGGTATGCCGGCCCGGTTGCGGTCGCGCCACTCGACGACCTCGCCGGCAACCCACGTCGCCGGCCGCATCGTCAGCCGAATCGGGAAGTCAGGCCGGCAGGCCACCGTCTCCAGCACCGTCCGGGGCGCCAGGCCCAGGATCTGGCCGACTTCCTCGGCGCCGATGGCGCGGTGCTCCCACGGGATGTTCTGCGCTGCGCTCATAGTGCTGCTCCCTCCACCGTAGTATCGGGAGCGCAAATGCTGATGTGCTGCAAGCCCATGCCCAATGCGTCGATGATGATGTTGGTGCTCATGCGATGTCCTTCGGCGCGCGGCGCCGGCTCAGGGTGATGCGGCGCCACCACGGCGCGCGCAGGCGTTCGTTCTCGGCGCGCAGCCGCTCTATCTCGCTGGCGGCCTGGGCCAGCTGCTCGCGGAGGATGGATTTCCGGGGCTGGCGCATCCGGCGTGGCTGGCGGGGGAATAGCTGGTCGGTCACTGGCCCACCGCCAGATCCAGCGGCTGCTGGCCGAAACTCGCCGCGCATGCGGGGTTCGTCCACAGCACCTCGGTGCGCATTGCTGTGCCGCGGCCAGCACTGATGCGCGCCTGCGTCCGGTGTTGCGCCCAGCCAGCGAGCATGCGGTCGTAGAGCGGAGAGGGGTAGCCCGACAGCACGACCATCCCTTCCAGATCGATCACCGTGGCCAGCAGGTCGGCATGGTCGGACTCGGTCATCTCGTGTCGGTAGTACCCCGCCTTGCCGGCCTGCATGATCCTCGTCTCGTGCATGTAGGGCGGGTCGACGTAGTGCAGGGTGGTCGGAGCATCGTGCTGGCGCATCACCTCGATCGCTGGCCGGTTCTCGATCAGCACCCCTGCGAACCGCTCGCCGACCTCGGCGAGAACGGCGGGGTATCGCACCCACAGGCTTTGCGCGGTGCCATATGCGCGCTTCGTGTCGATCCTGAATCCGGTTTTCCCCTTCGTTGCGCCAGCCGATCCGAATCCCATCTGTGCCCGGATCAGGAGCCGTCGCGCTCGCTCGACCGGGTCCTCGGTGTGTTCGAACGCGACGTCGAACTCTTCGCGCGCATAGGGCGTGGCAGCCAATTGGTCTTCCAGCTGCACACGGAGCGCCGCGTCCCGCACCACGCGGAAGAGGTTCACGACGTCGCCGTCCAGGTCGTTGTAGACCTCCGCGTAGGCGCGCGGCTTCTGCAGCAACACACCGGCAGCGCCACCGAACGATTCGACGTAGGCGCGATGCGGGGGGAAGTGCTGGATCACCCATGGGGCAAGGCGAAACTTCGCGCCGTGGTAGCGGAATGCTGGCGAGGTGATCACTTCCGCACCTCCGCCTGCGCATCGTCGCGCAGCTGCTGCAGCGCCGGCAGGACGTTGAGGCGGACGAGCTCGTCGGTCGTGGCGGCCTCGCGAGCCTGGTTCACGGCCCACGTGAGCGCGTAGAGGCGGTCTTGCAAGTCGATGTTCATGCAGTAACTCCCATGGCGTCCAGGTCGATCTCGTCCACCTTGTCGCGCAGCTTGTGGCGCGCACGGCGCAGGTCGTTGGCGATCGAGCGGCGCAGGATGGCGGCGTCGAAGGTCAGCTGCCAGAAGTGGCAATGGCCGCTGTGGTCGCGCCGGAACAGGCGGTAGGTGACCGTCGTGTCGCTGAGCAGCACGCGGCCCCAGCTGAAGCCGCCGCTGCGCTGCGGCGTGCGGCGTGTGAGGTGGCGGGTCATGCGGTCACCTGCTTGAACTCGATCACCCAGACCCAGGGATCCGCGAGCCAGTCGCCGCCGGTGGATTCCCACAGGTGGATGAAGGCATCGCGCGCGTCCGGCCGCGGGTTGTGGCAGCCGCACGGCTCGCTGCAGCCGCAGGTGCAACAGCCGCCGTCCGTGATGCCCTCGGCCCTGGCACCGGCCTCGTCGATCTCCTGCAGACGCTCCACGCGCACAGCACTGATTTCCAACACCAGCCTGCAGGCCCAGCGCGGCATGTGGAACGATCGGCGAGGCTTACCGACGCAATGGTCCGCCGGTGCGTTGCCGTCGGCATCGAACCAGACTGCGTGCGGCTGCAGATCGCGCGGCGGAATCTTGTCGGCGCGACCATCGTCGCCAGTCGTGCGCCACGGTTCACGCACCCACAGCCGGTCGCCTGGCTGGCCGAACGGGCATGCGAACGGATCACCGCAACCATGGCCGGTGGCCGCAAGCACCCAGTTCCAGGCGCCAGATCCGTTGTGGTACGGCGCGATCGGATGGTGCCGCGCAGGGTCGTTCGATGGCTGCGGCTTCACCGCGCGCCGGGTCTGTGTCTTCGCGCCGGACAGGATGGCGCGCACCATGGCGCCGTTGAACAGGATGGGTCGCTCTTTCACGCGGCGTTCCTCGGGGTTTCGCGGCGCGCCGGGCCGAACCACAGGCACGCCAAATTATTGAGCCGGACCTGCACCGCATCCACGCGCACCGGCGCCAGCGGCGCGCGCATGCGCTGCACGTCGTTGTCGCAGAGCCGGCAGGCGCCGCGGCGCTTGCCGCCGGCCAGCGGGAACTGATCCTCGGGCAGGCGCCGCTGGCAGTGAGTGCAGGTCCGGCGCATCACGCGGCCGCCTTCGCGACGGCCAGGGCCAGCCGGCGCTGCATCGCGTACACCATCGCCGGTAGCCGCGCCGCGTCGTACAGCTTCGACGCGCGCTCCGTGGCGACCGGCTGGAAGCCCAGTTCGGCCAGGCCGTCGGCGCTGATCGATAGCGGCGCGATGAGGGCCTGGATCTCGCCGAGCTTGAGCTTGCGCATCGGCGCGCTGGCCGCCGCCGGCACTGCCGCTGCTGCCGGCGCAGAGTAGGCGAGGGCAGGCGATTGCACCGGCGCGGGCGTGGCGGCCGCCACCTGCTCCGACATGGCCTGCGGCTCCGGCTCAGCGACGCGCGCGGCCTGCTCCTGCTCGGCGCGCAGTGCACGCTCGCGCGCTTCCTCGGCCTCGCGGTCGGCTTGCTCCTTCACCAGGCGGGCGGCCTCGGCCTCCTGCTGCAGGCGCTGCGCGCGCGCCTCCTCCTCGGCGCGGATCTTCTCGCGCTCCTGCTCGCGGCGTGCTTCCTCGGCGCGTTCGAACTCGTTGATCCGCGCCGCCACCAGGTTGCGCAGGTCGTCTGGCGCCTTGCTGGCGCAAAGCTGCACGCGGTCGGCGAACAGCGTCGCGTGGTCAGGGTGCGCGGCCAGGATAGCCACGTTCGCGCGCACGCGGTCGGCGGTCTGGCTTGCGGTGATCTTGGCATTGGTGGCCACCGCGTCGACCGCATCCTGCATGCTGGCGAACGAGCGCTTGCCCTTCATAGCCGCCTGTAGTTCCGCGATCAGCGTGGCGGGCATAGCGAGGGCGTGCTCGCCCAGCGTCTCGTTGATGCTGCGCACGTGGTCCTGCACCGCCCGGCGCGCGGCGTTGCCGATCTCGGTGCGGCGCTCTTCCTTGCGCTTCGTGACCAGCTTGTCCAGCGCGAGGCGAGTGGCCCGGGCCTGCTCGCTGATCGCATCGATCGTGCGGAACAGCACGTCGATGCTCTCGGTCTGGCTCAGGGCATGCTGCTTGGCGCCGGCCAGCTGGTCCTCGATCTGAGTGCACCACTTCACGGTCTTCTCGGCGTCGGCGAAGTCCTGATCGGTGACCAGGTCCTTGCTGATGCCCTGGAAGACGGCGATGGCCTGATCCTTCCACTCGGCGAGGTTCGAGGCGGTGACCATGCCGGTGACCTCGATGCGCAACGCCGGCATCTGGTCGGGCGCGCGGCCGGCGGCAACCGGCGCTGCAGGCGCCTCCGGCTCGTAGGCCGCCACGTCGGCCTCCAACTGGGACCAGCCGGCAACGATGCGCGCGCGCAGCTCGGGGTTGGGGGTGTACCAGCAGTGGCGTTCTTCGACCAGCGTCCAGTTGCCGGCGGCGTCGCGCTTCCACTCGGACGCCATGAACAGCACGCGCTCGCAGCTGGACACCATCGCCTGATGCTCCAACTGCACCTGATACATCAGCGGCAGGTCCAGGCCGGTGCAGCCCTCGAACATGGCGTCGCGCAGGTCATGGTTCAGGCGCTTGTGCTCCCACGCGATGTCCTCCAACAAGGTCAGGCCGTCGAAGCTGGCGGAATACTTGCCGTCGACGCCGGTCACCGGGTACAAGTCCTGGCCGATGATGCCCTCGGCGACGCTGCGCGCCTGAGCCTCGTACTCGTGGCCCGGGTCGATCACCCGCTCCTGCACGTAGTCGCTGAACTCGCGCGTGACGCCCGCGGCCAGCTCGCGCAGGAGGTCAGCGCGGCTGCGGTTCGTGGACACCCCGAGCATCGCCGGCGCGTCGCTGGCGTTGAGGTGCTGCGCGCGGTGCTGGTGCCATGCGGGGCTGCCCTGGGTCAGTTCGATGATCTGCATGATCAGCCCTCCACTTCGGCGTGAGTTGCGTCACCGGCAGCACCATGCGCGTTGCCCTGCGGCTCGTCTTCCGGCAGCGGGAAATCGGGGTTGTCCGTCGGCGCCGGCACGACCTTCCGTTCGCCGCCATCTCCTTCGACCGCATGCAGCGGAGCGCGGATGTCCTTGATCTGCTGCTCGCTCAGCTTCCCCTTGCTCTGGACCAGCGCGATGATCTGGTCGGCGGTCTTGCGGCCACTCTCGATCGCGGCGCGCCACTGCGGCAGGTTTCGCGCGAAGTCGCTGGCGGGGTAGGGCTGGGGACCGTGCTCGATGATCTCGGCGCGCGTGACGTGCGCCGGCGCCTGCGGCTGGTCGTCCAACTCGTCCGGCGTGTAGACGCCCAGCAGGGCCTCTGGCGCGTAGCGGCGCGCCCACTGGCGAGTGCCGCGGTACACCAGCATGTCGTCGGGCTGGCGCTTCCAGGCATCGTTGTTGGTTGCCCAGTCCCTGACGGTGCCCTCAGCGGTCTGGTCCCTGCCCGTGCCGCGCGGGCGGCCGGTGACCACGACCTTGCGTTGGTCGCCGCTGCCGCTGAACTCGTAGCTCAGGCGGCCGTCGATCGCGCCCATGGCGTACAGGGCTGCGGCCACCAGCTTGCCCTCGTAGCAGAGCTTGCCGCGCACCACGGACGTGGCCTGCGCCACGCTGACCGCGTCCATGCCCCAGCGCTGCGCCTGCATCACGATCAGCAGGCAGTCGCCGGGCTTGCCGCGCAGGTGGTCGGGCAGCAGGTTGGCGGACGCCATGATGTCGGCCAGGTGCAGCGCCTCGGCCATCGAAGTAGGAACGAGCGCGTTCATGCGCTGGCCATGCATGGCGGCTTGGGACGGGGGAATGACGGCAACAGCGTTCATCGCGGGGAATCTCCAGCCGGCCGCGCCGGCGTTTCGGGAATAGGTGCCGGCACAGGGCGCCGCCGGCTGGCGTTGGGATAGGTGCCGGGTACGTCTCCGGCGCGGGGCTCTCACCGCCGTATTGCCCAGTTCGCGCACGGCCATGCGGCCGCTCCCTCTGCTGTCCTCTGCTTTGCTTTCACGCCCAACTGTCTTGCCAGAGGCTTCCAGGCGGCCGGTCTTTCCCCGTTGTCAGCGGCGTTGCATCCGCACCACTCGTTCACCCATGAGCTTTCGCTGGGGCGGGTTACGTCTCCCGCGTGGCCCGCTGCTGCTGCAGCCCCACCGCCCGGGTTCGGTCAGGCCGCCTGCTGCTCCTCGGCGACCTTGTGGTACGGGTACTTGTTCGGGAACGGCTTTATGTACTGGCCGAAGTGCTTGCCCAGCGAGTCGGCCGCCTTGAACGCCTCGAACTCGGCGGGGCTGAAGTTGCTGTAGTGGTAGAGCGAGCCGGGGCCGCGGTTCGCGCCGTAGCGCTTCGTGAAGCGGATGGCCAGGGTGTTCGTTTCGGGGCAGTGGCCGATCGAATAGATCTGGCTCGAATCGACGTCGTCGAGGCGGATGCGTGGGGCGGTGGTTTCGCTCATGGTGATCACGCGGCCTTGCGCGAAAACTCGCCCAGCGACGCCGTGCGCGCCTCGCCGTCGACGGTGTAGTGCACGGTGTGACCGCGGCCCTGCGCGACCAGGCCGGTCACCTTCGCCTTCTCCTGGCCCACGACGGCGCGGCCGCGGCGGGTCTTCAGCGTGTACGTCTTGCCCTTCATGATTTGCATGCTGCGATCCTCTGGTGGTGGTGCCGGGATAGCGCCCGGCGCGCGTAGGAATTGGCGGCGCCAGCGCGGCGCGCGCGGTCAGGCCGCTTTCTTGCCGGCTTCGATCAGGCTGGCGGCTTCCGCGGCCGCGTCGGCGGCTTCCTGCGCGTCGAGCGTGTCGCCGCCGCTGAGGTCGTCCAGGGCCTGCGCTGCTGGCGGGGTCAGCGTCAGGCGCGCAGTGCCGCGGCGCCAGGCCGCCAGCAGCGGCGCATCGTCGTCCTCTTCGATCCGCACCGAGATCGTCAGCTTCATGGAGACGCTGCCGCCCTCCAGCGCCTTCCAGCTGATCGACTTGACCTTGGCATCGGCGAAGAACAGCGGGTCGATGTGCTCCAGCAGCGAGCCGACCATGACCTCGTAGCCTTCGAACTTCGCGGCGATCTTCTGCTCGCCCAGGAACGGCAGGTTCAGCGCTGTCAGGCCGTTGCCGTCGATCGGCAGCGCCTGCTGCTCGCCCTTCGCGGGCTTGCGGAAGAACGCCGGCACCAGCGCCGGATCGATCAACGCCAGCACGGTGTTGGCCGCCTGGAAGTCGAACGTGAGATCGGCAGCGGGCACTTTGTCTTCGCCGTGGTTCTCCTTCCTCAGATTGAGGTTGGAGAACGCGACGTCGTGCTTGTCGAGTTGGAACATGGGAACCTCGTCGGTAGTGCCGGCCGCGCCGGCGGGGATCAGCGGACGCCTCGCCGCGGCTGCTCCGGGAAGTCGGGGGTGTTGGGGCGCACGAAGTCGGCCGGCAGCCGCGGGCGGCGAGCGGCGCGCCAGGACCAGCGCGTGGCGATGAGCGCCAGCGCCAGCGCGGCAGCCACGAACGGCACCAGCGTCCAGGCCTCGATGACGAAACAGCGGCGCAGCATGTCGCTGAGGAAGCCGGCGGCGATGCTGCAAGCGAGCAGGCGGAGCAGGGCGAAGGCGCGCATCACGGCATCAGCTCCGCGATCAGGCGCCGCGACTCGCGGTAGGCGAACACCAGGCCGGCGATGTAGCCGGCGACGGCGCCGCAGATGAAGCCCACGATGAAGTTGCCCATAGTCAAGCGGCCTCCGGGCCGGTGTCGTCGGGGTTGTGCATGCGGGCGCGGCGCGCGCGCTCCGCCAGTTCGTTGCGCGTCTGCTGCGGGCAGCCAGCGGCGATGAAGTCGCGCACCGCTTGCTTCGGGTCGTGGCCCAGCTCGACCGCAAGCTTGTGGACGTGCGACACCTGGTGCTTGTCGTAGCTGTCTTGAATGGGGAACTGCAGGATCTGCGCGCTCATGGCGTCGCTCCGCAGCGGGCCAGCAGCCGGCAGCGCTCGCACTGGATCGCAGGCAGCGGCGCCAGGGCGGCAGAGCAGTGGCACGGCGAGGCGCGCACGAAGTCGATCAGCTCGTCCACGGCGGACTTCAGTTGCAGCACCGAGACCTTGGCGTGCTCGCCGAGCTTGGATTCCATGTAGACGGCAATGCCTGCCAGCTCGCCGGCTGCGTTGACGCTGCGCTGGGGAATTTGCGCGCTCATTGCGCACCGCCATCGCGGAGCGCACGCAGGACCAGCGTCGGGTTCAGTCCGGCTTCGGAGCGCAGGCGCTTGCGCACGCTCCGCGCCTGGCACTTCAGCCTCAGCGCCCACCGCGCGACGTGCTCGTCGGTCATGCGCCCGATCAGCGCCAGCGCCTCAGCGCGTGCAGCGGCGTGCGCGTTCCGAAGCCCGCGCATCACCGCCTCAGTCTCGCGCTGCTGCTGAGCCTTGTAACGGTCGATCGCCGTATCGATGTTGCCCCGCTTGCTCAGCGGGACGTTCAGAACGCCGTGGTCGATGCTCATGCCGATGCTCCCTTGCGCGATTTCGACAACAGGTGTTCGGTGATCTCTGCGTCCTCCTTGGCCCGTGCTACGCGCTCCAGTAGCTTCGCCGCGTGGCGAGCATCCACGCGAGCGTTTGCCACGGCCACGCGCGCGGGTTCGTACGCCTGCCGGAACCTCGAAAATTTCACGCCGAGCCGCTTCAATTCGTTGTCCAGGTCATCCAGCACGGCGTTGACCGCGGCGCCGACATCCGATGCGGAGATCGCCTTCTTCGACTTGCGCGGCGGCACCTTGACGATTCCCCGCAGCGCCTTGGCACGAGCCTTCTGCTCGGCGCACAAGCCGGCAACGGTCAAGGATTCCTTGACGACTTGGGCGCTCATGCCGCGCGCATCCACGGCATGGCCGGCGCCGGCTTCGGCGCGACCTCGTACACCTCGACCATCCGCTGTACGGCTTCCAGGCGCGTCACGCCGCTTTCGTCGGTGCGGCGCTCGATCTCCGATTGCACGTAGTCGGCGACGGCGCGACGCAGGATCTCGGCCAGGCCGGCGTCGTTGCCGGCGGCTAGGTGCCCAGCCATCAGCGCCAGCTGATCATCGGTCAGCTCGCCCATGGCCTCGCCCAGCACGGCGCCGGAAGCGTGCAGGTCCAGCGCCAGCGCCTCGGCGCGCTCGTCAGCCTGCTCTTGCCGGCCGCATGTCGCGCAGCCGCAGTGGGGGTGGTAGTTGTGCCTGGTTGCCATGGTCCCGTCTCCGTGCCCTGGTGGGCTGACGGTTCTATCCTATGGGATGCCATAACTCGCTGTCAATGGAATCCCATAGATTTCTTGTAGACAAGAAAAGGATGCACCGCCGCCGGCCAGACGGGGCCGGGAGGTCGGCTGCTAACATCCGGATGCGGCCACGGGGACAGGCCCGCCCGCTATGACGGATGACCAACAGGGGAAACGGATGATGAGGAAAACGATCTGGGCGGCGCTGGCCGCCGTTGCGCTATCTGGGTGCGCGAGCAACCCGCCACTGAACTTCTCGGTGCCTGGCGTCGCCGTGAGCGAGAAAAAGCTGGACGCCGAGTTGCGGTCCATGACCGTCACACTCGCGCGGCCCGATGAAGCCAAGGGCAAAATGCCAGCGGTCGCGCAGCACGAAGTTGCACAGATGTGGCAGACGGCACTGACTGAAGCATTGAATCGGGCGGCAATTTTCAGGGACGACGCGCCGCGGAAGTTCAATCTGTCGGTGAAGATCCTAGCGATCGACATACCCGCGTTTGGCGCCAGCATGACGACGAAGACCATAGCCCGCTATGAGCTGATCGATCGTGCGAGTGGGGCGGTGGTGTATTCCCGGGACGTGACCGCTCTCGGCACGGTTCCGATGAACTATGCGTTTATGGGCGTCATTCGCGTGCGCGAGTCTTTGAACCGCTCCGCTCAGGACAATATCGGGCAGTTTCTGCAGGACCTGAAGAGCGCAGAGTTCGCGACGGAAAAAACGCTGAACTGATCGGCGGCGTTAAGCTGTATCCGCCGTCGACCGCAGGCGGCTATTCAAGGAGATCACCATGAACAGAATGTCGCAGTGCTCGCGCGTGCCAAGAATTATCCTGGGTGCAGCGATGTTTGCTTCTCCCGCGATTGCAATGGCCTGCTGTCCGGGCGGCGGTAGCGGTACGCCGGCGGCAAAGGGATTGGGCGAAAGCGCTCCAAAGGCCACCAATCTGTCTGCGGATCCGGAATGGAGCGTCTACGAGTTCCTTCGGGACGGCATCAGCTATTTGCAAATCAACGATAGCCGCGGTGTTGTTCGCGCCGCGGTTGGCCGAATTGACTCGACTGCATGGGTCATGCCGATGGGCGCAGACGTAGAGTCAGTGGCCGTCGCGCCGAGCAGCATGGTCGGCACGATCATCTATAGCTCCGATCACTTCGTCGTGAGGGCGCTGAAGGGTAGTAATGGTGTCTCGTGGGTGGTCGTGCCAGTTACCAAGAAATGATCAACGTCTTCGGTTAGGGTAAAAAATACGCGCATACGGCGGCGTTTGAACGCGCCGCCGTATGCCTGTACCTTTGCCTGCAACTGAGCTTCTGCAAGCAGCAAGCCACGTTTATCTATTTCGTTCGAAGTCTTCGCATAGGATCGGAGCGTCACCGAAATTCCGCGACGCCGGCCCAAGGTCCACGCGCGAACCTGCAGCTGAATTTCACCAAGCGGCAGAAGCTCGATCGCATGCGCGATGCTACGGTGAGCTACGAGCTGTAGCGTGGCGCTGTGGTGCTCGATGCGGCCCCGCAGAGAAGCCTTCGTCACGCTGCTATAGGCGACAGCAAGAAATTCATCCGACTGAAGGACCTCGAACAATCCAAGGCTGTCCAAATCCAGCGGATAGAGTGCCGTCACCTGCTCAAATAGCATGCGGCTGTTTTGGAACCCTTGGGTATTGACCTGCAGGGCCAGCGTGTAACGGCCCTCGGCCTTCAACTGCTTCACGGTCTTGCGGTAGCCCGCGTCGATCTCGGCCTGAGCATCGGCAATCGCCTGAGCGCGATCGCGAAGTAATGCCTCCGCCGATAGGTGATTGCATCGGGCTAGCCAGAGGGCATCGACCTTGGCTTGCTGAAGCCGAGACGTCTTGTCGTATTCGCTGGACACCGCAGAACCCAGCACCATCAGTACTGTGCCGACAACAGCCAACGACTGCTGCGCGACGAAAACCACCAGGTCTTTGTTGCCTAGAAGTCCCGTATCCGGGGTTGAGATGCCTAGAGCAAATGTCGCCACTACGATCCCGATCGCTGCCCCTCTCCACCCGTGAAGAAAGGCGAGGGTAACAGGAGGCAGGAGCATTCCGCCGAGTAGTGCCAGCTTCTCCCATTGCTGGCTGGATTCAAACAGCGCTGCATATGCAATGGCGAGCATCAGCACCGCAACGATCGCATCACGTGCCAGGTGAGGGGGCGCATACGCCGTAGCGTTTCTGCGCACCCACACCAGCACGGGGAGCACGGCTACCATGATCGACAGGTACTGACCGATGCTGAAACGGTAGATGTAAGCCACGAGATCGTGCTCCACCGGGCCGCCCAGCAGCACGTTCAACGACGTGCTGACGGAGACTCCCCAAATCGCCGCCGCCAGCAGAGCAACAGGCAGCCATCGTTCGTTCGACATCGCCGACTCAAACCGCGTCCTAATTGCCAGGGGCGCGAGAGACACGATCGGGCAAAGCAGGGCAGAACTGGCGTAGGGCCAGATCGCAGAGACGCGCATGTCGGGGGCGATCGGTACGCGTATGGCCATCATCGCGACGACGTCACCGATCAAGATGCTCGGCCAGAACCGATAGGGCGAGAACAGCAGCGCAGCGATGCGTAGACCGGCAGGTAGATAAAATTGATCTTCGGAGTGCTGCCAAGCAATGCGAAAAGCGACCGCATAGATTGCTGCGTACAACAGGGCTAGCCCTAACCGTTTCGTCCTATAGCCCATGTGTCGATCCCAATCCCTGGGAATCAAGTTACAGCTACGCCGTCGCTATTTCGTAGACAACTTCGCGCCTTTTGCTGGGTCCTGGCTCAGTTCCAGGTCCGCACTTGCGTACTCCGTCAGGCTGTTCCGCCAACGACTCATTGTGACGCTGCCCTTTGGCGGATCATGGGCAGGTGTTGTCAGATTCCGCATTGCAGCCCATCGCAGGAACTGGTTGAAGGACTGAGGAGAATCGGCTTCCTCGCCTCGCAGAGACAGCCACTCGTAGGCGCTTGCGAACAAGGCCGCTTCGCCAGGATCGGATAGGTCATACGGATGGTCGGCAGCCAGGAACGCATGGGCTCGGGACACCAGCCGAGAATCGAGACGTGCGGGGATTACGACCTCGTCGGTCGCATCTGGCTCCAGTGCCTCCGCATGCTTCGGTTCCTTCCCGGTTGCCAGCCATAGCGCAGTGACGCCGAGCACCGCTGCCAGCGCTGGTAGCTGTGTCGACGTGACCTGATCGCCGTTCTCCAAACCAGCCAGGGTCGGGTATTTCACCTTTGCGAGTCGGGCAAGTTCGGGGCGCGACATGTCCTTGGCTTCGCGCGCAGCCACGATTCGGGCGCCGACAGTGGTGGCTTTCATCCCATTCATATCGTAATTCTTATGGAATTCCGTTATGGGATGCCGTTGACCAAAACTATGGGATGCCATAGGATGGGCCATGGACACGACATGGGCAGACCGAATCAAGGCGCTTGAGGCGATGGGCTGGTCTCTGACAGAGATCGGCCGCGCGATCGAGAAATCCCCGCAGGCGGTGAGCGACATCAAACAGGGCCGCACGCGCGAACCCGGAGGCATGGCGGCCGTCAAGTTGCACCAGTTGCACGCCACGGGAGCTCAGCCGCCATCGGCTGCCGAAGAGAACGCCGCCCCGGGCCACGTCGGCCCGGCGCCGGCGCAGCCCGCCGACCACCAAGAGGCCGCCTGACGTGGCCGGCCTGCCTGCAGTGCGGATCCACGCGATGGTCGTCACCGCGAAGGGTCTCTTCGTGGAAGACGAGAATCGGCTGATCGAGCCAGATGAGTTCATGATCCCCTTGGCTGCAGACGCGCGGTTGCTGATGCGCCGCTCGGCTACAAGCCCACGGCATTTCGAAGTAGCAGGAGTGCAGCTGGCCAGCTCTTCAGGCCCGCTTCCACCAACTGCATGGCAAGGTGTTTTGTGGTCTCGGCGGGCAGCTGCCGAAGCTGATCGATCAATCGATCCTTTTGAGTCTGGGGAAGATCTGATTCCAGCACCTTCGATTCGATCAGGTGCCGGAGGGTCTCCTCGTGAAGCCTGATCGTGACCACGCCGAGGATCGCTCCCAGGCCGCCATCGTCGGCAAGGAAGTCCATTCCTCTCGCGGTGATGCTGCATTGCCCCAGCATCGGTTCTCCATCCATCTGATGGAAGCGAGCCTGGATCAGTCCGTGCTCCTGCAGGTATGCCGCGTTGACGACGAGGCGACGTCCGTCGCCGTACCCAGGCAGCGAGTTGGTCACAGCGTTCTCCGGGTATATCGCCGCCAGCGAGCTGAGCAGTTCCTTCTGAAAACTCCTGTCCAACAGTTCCATGTCGCCCTCCTTGCGGGCTGTGCGTGTGGTAGCAGCAGCGTATCGCAAGGAGGGCGACGCCCTGTTGGACAAATCGGGTCACGCCGCACCGCGGCGCAGTACCCGGCAAACGAGTCGGCCATCGATCCATCGGGCCGACAGCCAGTTCCCTCCGACTTTCACCAGCGCGGTGACGTTGTTGCCGCGCGGTACGCGCACCTGGCCGTCCCTGGCCCGCTTCCCTGCTGACTTGATCTTCTCCATGGCGCAGATGGTGCGCCGCCGCACGCCTGCATTCCACGTTCACCGAGATCACCCATGCACATCATCGACGCCGCCCACAAGACCGTGCACGCCTACCCGGGCGGCAGCGAGTCGCTGGCGCCGCGCATCGGCATGTCCGCCGCTGTGCTGCGCAACAAGGTCAACCCGAACAACACGACGCACCACCTGACGCTGGTGGAAGCCAGCGAGGTGATGGGCGTCACCGGTGACGACCGGATCCTGCACGCGCTGGCTGCGCAGCACGGCTACACGCTGCAGCGCGTGGATACCCCGACCACCGGCTCGCTGCTGACGGCTCTGCTGTCGGCGTCGTCGGCGAAGGGCAAGCTGGCCGAGATCATCAACGAGGCGTTGACCGACGGTCGCATCACGCCCAACGAGGCGAACGAGATCGCGTCCAGCTGCGGCGATGCGCAAGCGTTCCTCGCCCAGGTCGCGCAGCACGCGCGCGCCGCGGTCGAGAAGGGCAGGGCGGCCGCATGAACGCCACAGCCCGCGCGATGTCGATCGTCCGCATGCAGTGGCACGTCGCCGGCTGCCTGCAGCTGCTGCGGGGTGCGTGATGGCGCGCATTCGCTCGATCAAGCCGGAGTTCTGGTCCAGCGAGCAGGTCATGGAGTGCTCGCCGACGGCTCGGCTCCTCTTCATCGGACTGTGGAACTTCTGCGACGACGCCGGCAACCACGTGGCCAGCGCGAAGACCATCAAGGCCGAAATATTCCCCGGAGACGATATCTCCTCGACGGATGTTCAGCGAATGCTCGACGAGTTGTCGTCGAATTCTCTGATCGCCTTCTATGCCAATGGTGAAAAGCAGTATTTGCACGTCACGGGATGGAGAAAGCACCAGAAAATCGACCGTCCGACCTTCAAGCATCCTGCTTTTTCTGCTGATGATCGTCGAGGCCTCGACGAGTCCTCACCCCCGGAGGGGAAGGGAGAGGAGGGGAGAGGAGAGGAAGGGAAGGGAGAAAAGAACCCCCCTAACCCCCCGGCTGGCGCCGAGGGGGAGAAACCAGTGCGGCGGAAGCGGCCAAAGGTCACCTTCCCGGTGTTCATCGATGCATGCCGCGATGCCGGGGAGAAGCCGGTCTGTGCTGACGACCCGATTTTCACCTTCGCCACCGACGCCGGCATCCCGAGGGATTTCCTGCACCTGGCCTGGCGCGAGTTCGCCAGCAAGCACCGCACCAGCGGGCGCATGCAGAAGGATTGGCGCGCGCACTTCCGCGACGCGGTGCGGCGGAACTGGTTCAAGCTCTGGTGGTTCCCGTCCGAGGGCAGCTGCGAGCTGACCACCGCCGGCGTGCAGCTGAAGCGCGAGCGTGACGCGGCCGCCAAGCAGCCCGAGCACCCGGAGCAGGCGGCATGAGCGCGGTGATGGACTACGACCGCAGCTACGACGCCGTGGCGCAGCTGCGCGTGCCGCCGCATTCGGTGGACTCCGAGCAGTCGGTCCTCGGCGGCCTGATGCTGTCGCCGGAAGCGCTGCGCGAGGTCCGCGATCTGCTGTCGGAGCAGGACTTCTACCGCCGCGATCACCAGCTGATCTACCAGGCCATCTGCGACCTGGCCGACCGCGAGCAGCCGTTCGACGCGGTGCTGCTGGGCAACTGGTTCGAGAACCAGGGCAAGCTCGAGCTGGTCGGCGACGGCGCCTACCTGATCGAGCTGGCCAGCACCGTCCCATCGGCCGCGAACATTCGCGCCTACGCCGAGGTGGTGCGGAACAAGGCCCTTCTGCGCGGCGTCATTCAGCGGGCCGGCGAGATCACCAGCGAGGCCTACGAAGCGGCGGACGAGGACGCCGACGCGCTGGTGGCCAGCGCCACGTCGAAGTTCGCCAGCCTGAGCGTGCAGTCCAGCGGCAACGGCGGGCTTGTGCTGGTGCGCGGCGACCTGCAGGGCATGTGGGAGGAGATGGAAGCCCGCTACCAAGGCATCGCCGACCTCGGCTTGGTGCCGCCGTGGCAGAACGTGGCGAAGAAGCTGCCGGGGCTGGAGCCGACCGATCTGATGATCCTCGCCGCGCGGCCCTCCATGGGCAAGACCGCGAACATGCTGGAGTGGGTCTACAGCGTCGCCGCGCAGGGCAAGAACGCTGCGGTCTTCAGCCTGGAAATGAGCCGGCGCCAGTTGCTGATGCGCCTGATGAGCATGCACTCCGGCGTGCACCTGTCCCGCATGCGCGTGAAGGGCGAGCTGACCGACGAGGACTGGCGCAAGCTCAGCATCGCCCGGAACTACCTGCACAGCCTGCCGCTGGCGATCGACGACTGCGGCTCGCTACCGGTGGACTCGCTCGTCGCGCGTGCCTCGCGCATGCACGCCAAGGTGCCGGGCGGCCTGGGTGTGATCGCTGTGGACTACCTGCAGTTGCTGTCCGGCCAGGCCAAGGCCGGCAACCGCACGGAGGAGGTGTCGTACATCTCGCGCACGCTGAAGCGGCTGGCCAAGACCCTGGGCTGCCCGGTCATCGCCCTGTCGCAGCTAAATCGAAGCGTCGAGACGCGCACCGACAAGCGCCCCGTCATGGCCGACCTGCGCGAGTCCGGCGGCATCGAGCAGGACGCCGACGTGATCGCCTTCATCTACCGCGACGACTACTACACGAAGGACGCATGCGGTGCGCCGGGCATAGCCGAGTTCATCCTGGCCAAGAACCGCCAGGGCGAGACCGGCGCCGCGTACCTGCGGCACAACCTGGCCTGCAGCAGCTTCACCGACTACTACGGCCCGCGCCCCGACTACACGGTCAAGCGCCTCGTCGACAGCGGCAGCCCCGCGCCGGATGACGGATTCGACGACTTCGAAGGCGGCGCCGGCCAGCGCCGGACCGGGCGCGACCGCGCCGCAGGGAGGGATGCATGAGCCTGACCGCTGCAGCGAAGAAGATCCGGCAGAAGAGGGCCTCGCGGCCGATCTACATGATCGTGCGCCGGCTGCTGGACCCGGTGACGCGCCAAGAGGTCGGCGCGCTGGTGCCAGAGAACCAGGTCGATAGCGAGCTGATGCGCGCGCGCGGCTACCGCGTCGGGCAGGAGCTGCGCGCAGAGCTGAAGGCTCCGCGCGACGGCTGGCGCCATCGGCTGCTGCACAAGATCGGCGCGCTGATGGTCGAGAACGTCGACGGCTGGGAAGCGCTGGACACGCACGAGGCGGTGAAGCGGCTGCAGCGCGAGGCCGGCGTGTGCTGCGAGCAGGTCGACATGGAGGCCACGGCGGTGGTGTCCGCGGTGCTGGCGGCGGCCGATGCCGCGTTCGGCCCGGGCGCGGCGAAACTGCTGCGCGAGGTGCTGCCACGGATCGAGACGATCCCGGTGACGGTCGCGCGCTCACTGGCGTTCGACTGCATGGACGAGGACGAGTTCCGCCGGCTGTTCGAGGGCATCACCGCGCACATCGGCACGCACTACACGCACGTGATGCTGGACGAGGTCGTCGCCGAGTTCTGGCTCATGGCCAACGGGCAGGGCACGCAGTCGGCGCCGGCGCGGAGGGCTGCCTAATGCAGCAGCTTCGCGATCGCAGCCAGGCCGTCGTCCATCGCATCGGCGGCATCCAAGAACAGCTGATTCCGCCTTTGGTCGTACGCGACAATGTCGTCGCCACGCTGCGCGGCCGCTCCCCTGCGATCAGCCATGGATGCGGACTGAGCAGCGAGAGCAAATGCACGCTGCACCGGCAGAGCCGCGGCACCCAGCAAGTAGAGATCCGCACTTGGGATGCGGCACTGCGCGAATGCAGCCTCGACGCTGGCGAGCATGTTTTGATCGGCAACTGGCTGGCCCGCAGGGTTGCTGCTACGGTTTGCATGCAGGCGCTCACCGAGCACCTCCATCGCCCTGTAGTGCTGCAGGGCAAAGCTACGTGCTCGGACAATTGCTTCAGCGGCTCTCGCCCGGCGATCAAACGACGCGAGACGCGCAGGGACGGCTATTGCTACGACGATCGCGAACAGGCTCCCTACTGCCTGCAACCACGCCGGCCAAGTCGGTTCCTTCATCCACTCAGGGACAACGCCCCACACCGGCCAGGTAAGCGCCGCGACGAGTCCGCCGACCACCAGCAGCACGAGCGCGTACGGAACCAGGCTGAACTGGCGGATGCTGCTGTCCTTCATCGCAATGCTCCGTGCTGGGTTGACCGGATTCTAGCGAACTGCGGCCGCGCCGCGCGGGTGCACTGATGCGCTACCTATCCCTTTTCTCGGGCATGGAAGCGGCGCACTTGGCCTGGGGGCTGCTGGGCTGGGAGTGCGCCGGCGTGGCCGAGATCGACTCGGCCGCATGCGCGCTGCTGAGGCACCGGCTGCCGCACGTGCCGAATCTCGGCAGCGTCACCGCGATCACCGGCGCACAGATCCAGGCACTGGGCCAGCTCGATGTCGTCATCGGCGGCAGCCCGTGCCAAGACCTGAGCGTCGCCGGCAAGCGTGCGGGCCTGGTCGGCGCGCGCTCCAGCCTCTTCCACGAGCAACTGAGGATTTTCCATGCAGCACGAACTCTTTGCGGCGCCCGCTGGCTCGTCTGGGAGAACGTTCCAGGCGCCTTCAGCAGCAACTACGGACGGGACTTTGCTGTCGTGGTTGGTGCACTGGCAGGATCCGAGCTCACTGTCCCGCAAGACGGCTGGGGCAACGAAGGTGTGGCGCTCGGTCCCCGTGGGCTCGTCGAATGGAGCGTGCTGGACGCGCAATGGTTCGGAGTGGCGCAGCGGCGCCGTCGCGTGTTCGCTGTCCTCGATACTGGAGATTGGGCCGGTCGACCCCCGGTACTTCTTGAGCCCGACCGCCTGCGCGGGGATTCTGCGCCGCGCCGAGAAGCGGGGCAAAGCGCTGCCGGAACCATTGCGGGTGGCGCTCGCCGCAGTGGCGGATACAGCGTCGATGACATCCCGCTGACGCAGGCGTTTGGAGGCAACAACACGTCGGGTCCGATTGAGGTCGGAACCGCGTTGAATGCTTGCGCCAGCGCCAGCGCCAGCGGCAGGATGGACTTTGAGAGCGAGACGTTCGTGGTCGATCCTGTCCCGTTCGACACCACGCAGATCACCAGCAAGGCCAATGGCAGCAATCCGCGGCCTGGCGATCCGTGCCACCCGCTATGCGCCGGTGCCCATGCGCCAGCGGTTGCGTTCTCCCACCAGGGTGGAGGCGTGCAGACGACGCTCGGCTACGACCCGGCCAGCGGCACGGCCCCCACGCTGTCAGTTGGCCAGGTTCCGGCTATCGCTTTCGCACAGAACCAGCGCGACGAAGTGCGACAGATGGAGGTCGCCGGTGCGCTGGCCGCGGAGCCGGGAATGAAGCAGACCACGTACCTGCAGCATGGCATGCAGGTACGTCGCCTGACGCCGACCGAGTGCGAGCGCCTGCAGGGCGCGCCGGACGACTGGACGCTGGTGCCGAACGCGGCAGGCAAGCCGATGGCAGACGGCCCGCGCTACAAGATGCTGGGCAACAGCTTCGCGGTGCCGGTGATCCGCTGGATTGGCGAGCGCATCGAGCGCGCGCAGACCTGGACCCAGGCGTCCGAGGCGGCGGCATGAAGCGCGGCCGCAGCGCCAGCAACCCGACGCGCGCGCAGCAGGCGCGGTTCGACGCCATCCGCGACATCGGCTGCATCGTCGCGCACTCGCTCAGCCTGGGCCATGTCCCGTGCGAGATCCACCACCTGACGATCGGCGGCAAGCACGGCGCCCCGCGCCGCGGCCACGACTACACCGTCGGCCTGAACAGCTGGTCGCACCGCGGCGAGCCGTTCGGCGGCATGTCCGCCGCGCAGTGCGAAGCGCTATTCGGCCCTTCCTACGCGCGCCAGCCGCGCGCATTCCGCGAGCAGATCGGCCGGGACGACTACCTGCTGGACCTGCAGAACACCTTGATCGAACAGCACACAGCGAGGGCAGCATGAACGCACCACAGATCATCTGGATTGTCCTGACCACGGTCGGCCTGACCTTCAGCCTCATCAAGGACGGGCGACCGGAAACGGGGAAGCACAACTTCATCGCGCACCTGATCGCTACCGCGATCATGGCCGCGCTGCTGTGGTGGGGCGGTTTCTTCGGAGGTGCCCGATGAACCAGCAGCGCTACGAGCAGGCACGCGAAGCCGGGCGCCGCGCGCGCCAAGTCAGCAAGCGGCGGGACGACGGCCCCCACTACGGCATCACCGCCGACGACCGGGCGTTGCGCGAGGCATGGGTGCTGGGTTGGGATGAAGAGGATCGTGAGCGCCAGCAGCGCCGGAGCGCCGCATGAGCCGGGCCGCGCAGATTCGGGGATGGCTGATAGCCGCCGGCGGGATGCGGTCGGCTAAGGAAGTTTCCGATGCCCTCGGTGCAGAGGGCAAGGAACGGCTGCTGATCGCTTGGACGCTGGCGCTGCTGGTACGCAGCGGCCAGGTGAAGCGCGACGGGTTCGGCAGGGGGACTCGCTACGAGTTCGTGCGGCCGCCCACGAAGGCGTCGAAGCTGACGCCCGAGGTGCGCAGGGCGAAGCGCAATGCCGCGTCGCGTGAGCGCTGGAAGCGTCTCGGCGGCCGGTCGCAGGATGAGCGACTCGCTGACCTCAAGCAGCAACGCGAGGCACGGCAGGCCGTGCGCGCCGAGCAGCAGGCCGCACGGGAGGCTCGCGCCACCGGTCGTCCGCCGAAGAAGCGTGCCGCCGCCCAGCGTCAGGAGCGCGCCAGCGCGCCACGGCCGGCGCCGACCAGGCTG